AGAAAAAATAACACTTTTCTTATTATAATTTATTAATTTCATCCAAAAAATCATCATATTTCTTGGTTAATTCCTCTTTTTTCTTCTTTTCTTCCGCAATAAATTTGTCAAAACTTCTGCATGAACATGTGGCTGTTGAATATGCAGGTTGATATACTGGTGATACATCGTACAATTTATCAATCTTCTTGATATATCGTTTAATCTTGCCAGTTTTCACATTTTTCTTCCACTCCTGACACTCATCATCATTAGTTGGAAGGGAAAACGAGAAAGATGATGAGTCAATTATACCACTACGAATGTAACTTAATACGGTATCACCAAGTTCATTTTCTAAAACGTCAAAATCATATTTAAGTCCTTGATTATCAATCGTTAACTTTAAATTACCAACACCATATTTACATCTTGCCAATACCTTTGATTCATCATGATTGAGTAGCGCAAATATATCACTTCGCTTTAGTGTATCTTCATCAATTGCAGTTGGTAAAATGATTTCATAAAATCCCATATAGTTTGATTCTTCATTAAATCGAATAGCATATCCAGTCACATGTCTGTCTTCGTTTTTGATTTCTGAATCAATTTTCCTTATTTCTTTATCAATTTCCATATTAGATTAATTTTTTTTCTTCATTATCTGAATTAACTTCTTCATTTGATTTGGATGCATCAGCGATTGTGTTTTGTGATACATCAGTAAATGCCATTGTTAATTTATCACCACCTTCTAATTCGCTGAGACCCAATTCTTTACGTACTTCATTAACTGTCATAATACCACTTGCAACTAAAGTAGAATAGTAACTTGCTTCCGTCTGCTTGGTAGTTTTTAGCATATAATTAACATCAAATTCAATTTTGATATTTTTATCTTGATTCAATTTTAACTTAAATTCTTCCTCAATCATACTGATATATGGCATCAAGGTGTGTATTAAGAAATCAGATTGCACCATTTCTAAAGTAGTGTATGATGTACTATCTTTCTGACCAAGCAAAATTGGGTTGATTCCAAAGAACCTTGCAATATCTGCGACATTATATTGACGTGTTTGTAGCATTTGTGTCTCCTCTGCATTCAGGGATAGTTTTTGAAACTCCATATTACCCTGCAGCACTGCAATTGATGTGTTGGAATTGGTAAATGACTGATTCCAAGTACTTAATATTTGCTCTCTTTGTTCCTTGTTCAGATTTGTATTTACCTTTAAAATTCCTGACACATTTCCACCCTTCCCATAGAAGTCGCTTGCGCTATTTTCGACATTTGATGCCAAATCCAAACTACGTTTTGCAAACGTTAACACACTGATTCCGTTAATTCCGTCATAACTGTTTTTCCTCAAATGAATCATATTTGATGGAGAAATTGGTAACGGTGATATATGGCTGCAGGTATAATTAAGTGTACCATTATACTTGTCATAATTAATCACAACATCACTTGAATCAAGGAATTGCAAATTAATCGGCGTTCCGTCTTTTGCTCTCTCAATGTAAGCGAAGCCATTTCCACGCACCAACACTGATTGAATTAACTGCTTGATTAGTAAGTATTTAGACATAAATTTGTTATCATTATCAAACAATAAATTGAGATAATGATTAAACAGATAGTTGTTCTTTCCTTTTGAATTTATCCTTTTGATTTGAATTGGCAACATTGCAATTCCGTCACTGATTAGTTCAATCGAACGATATGCAGCGGAAAGATTCATTGCGCCAAATGATGAATATAAACCGCCATAATTCAAAGCCATTGGAGGAATATACTCACCTATATTTCTGTCTTCTTTGTTTTCATGCCCAAAGAATTTCTTTACATTTGTTAACATATTAATTTTTGATATATCATTTATAAATAGTTGATTAGCAGTGATTTATTCAAAATTTGACACTGCTATTTCATTGTCATAGTGTGTTTCTTGCAAGTACCCACCCAACGCCATTATCATCGCTATCACTCCATCAATCTTTTGCATTGGCGTATTTTTCGTTATTTTAACATTGTCGTTCCAATCGCATTTTGGGACGGAATTTTCAAAACAAAATAAAGTGATTGGATTTTTATCAATGATAACTTTTTCTGACAAAATTAATCGCTGTAATTCCTTGGTCGGTCGGTTCATTGAACCTATTGACTGACTAAATGGAAACATTGGCATTCCGTCCTCGGTACACTTAATCACAAAGTCCCTACTATTCCAATCATCATAACTTATCCTATTGATTAACAAGGTGTTCTGTATTTTCTTGATGTCGTTGAATACATAATTATAATCTGTAACATTGCCAGATGTGATTGTCAAATAGCCACCTTTTACCCACTCTCTATAAAGTTGTGAGTTAACGTTGTCTTTCAGACATGATTCAGGCAGATAGTAATATGTTTTGAATAGATATTTATCATCAATTTGAATCATAATTGATAACGCTGTCAAGTCAGACACTGCAGCAAGGTCAAACGCAACATAACTGAACATACCCTTAAATTGTTGTAAATCAACCACTTCCATTAAATTGGCTACATTCTGCAAAGGAATCCAAACACTTGAACTTGAAACCCATTGGTTGAACAGTTTTGTTCTGATTGATACTTCTTGTATAGGGTTATTTTCGCATTTCTTTATTTGTTGTTGTAAAAATTCTTCATTTATACTTATACCCAAATTTGGATTTGCTTTTATCCAATTTTGTTCATCTTTATAATCATCTTCATCATCCAAAGTATATATTGCAGTGAATAGGGAATCATCTTCTTTTATTTCATTTAGAACATCAATTCCAGTTTGTTCAAGTTCTTTGTAAAATCCATTTAATTGAAACCCCCGAGTGCTGCAGGAACAGATAAGTGGTTGAAGGCGTGAACCTTGCGAAGTTTCCAACACGTCCCATAACTCACTTGAAGGGGCAGCACCTGTTTCATCTTCAACGGCAAATGAAACATTTAAACCGTCCAATCTTGATGCATCGGAAGATACAATCTTCAATGTTGAATCAGTAATTGGGAAATTTATGGAATCTCTATAAAATTGAAAATACTTTCCTTTCTTGTCAAGTTTTTTTAAGTAGTTTGAACACATTTTGAAAAGAATACTTGCTTGCGCACTTGAATTAGCGCAAGCCACAACCTCCGCACTTGCTTCACCATCACCAATCAAGTGATAAAGTGCCATGGCAGCAATTAGTGAGGATTTTCCGTTTTTTCTTCCTATACTTAAAATGAATGTACGAATTACACGCAAGTCATTTTTCTTCCACTTATATCCGTAAATCGCTGCTAATATCCACTTTTGCCAATCTTCAAGTTTGAAATTCTTTCCTGCAAATTGACCTTTGAAGTGTTGTAATTTCTGAATAAAATTGATTACCTTCAATACAGCATCAACATCAAAGTATCTATCTTCTAAATTTAACCAGTTGATGAATCGAACACACGCAAGACGGATATATGTGCAAGTAACCACTTTTCCATCTATAACATCGAATGGATAAGTGGTTATTTCCTTTTTTATTCTTTCAATTATTTTTTCTTTTTCCGTCTTCATCTTTCATTAATTAATTAGCCAAGCAGTGTTTTGATTGCATCTTCTTCATCGCTGTCTACCATTTTATCTTTCAATTTGTTCTCAGATAATGGACTGATTGTCAATGAATTAACTAACTTCTGTACTTGTATTGATGCATCGTTCATTACCTTAATCATTGGTGACGGTACCATGCCATATTTGCTTGGCTGTAACATACCATTTTCATCAATATATTTCTTCGCTTGAAGGAAAATCTCATAATTGACAGCAAGCATTTGAATCAGTCCTTTCCAATTCTCTTTTATCGTGCCAAATTTATCCGTCAAATATTCCTCAACTCCTTTGATATATGCTTGTGTGTTTGTGCTAAATTGCTCTATATTAGTCATGTACGTTATTTTTTATTCTGATTATTTCCCACTTAAATCCTTTATAAATGTCTTTCTTTGCAGGTCCGTACTTGCCGTTGGCTGCTGTCATTATCGAAAACTTCTTATAACCTAATTCGCTGAGTTCCTGCCAATTACTGTAAACAGCCAAGCAAAGACCGTTTAAGAATAACTGCTTGATGACATATCTGTATTTTGGTTCTTTTGGCTTCCTTTTTGGGAGAATTTCAAACCCATTTTGTAAATTCTTTTCATTTGATTTATACGCATATCTCAAATTGTCCAAGCAATTATTCAACTTGTTACCATCTTTGTGATTCACTATAAGGTTCTGATTGTCAGCAGGTTTGTCCAAAAACGCATCACTCACAAGTGTATGAGCAGCCACCAATTTATGATTTCCATTTGAATCATACAACATGAATTGAAGGTATCCAGTACATTTATTGATAGTTCCTTTCAGTACTTTACCCTTCTTGAGATATTCACAACCGCCTTTACCTTTGCGAGTGAAACTTTTGCTTCTGACTTGCCCCTGATTGCTCACTTCATATCTATCTTCGAAGTTGGGAACGTCTTTCCATATTATTTCATTTTTCATATTTCTTCTTTCTGTTATCTTATATATAAATATTAACAAAATTGAAAAAATAATCAATAAATGATAATTTTT